CTGGATATGGACGAGAGAGTGTCGTAGACATTCCCTGATCTTCATAGGGATCCGCATTAGTCAATGCGGGGGATATTAAAATGGGCGTCTCTGCTCGAGGATTCTGTTTCCCTACATTGTCAGCAAATGTAGTGGTCGTCACAACAGTTTCCAATGGAGACGTCATTTCCTTCCTGTCTGCATCGTTTATTTGCCCTGATTGGCATTTAAATCCGCGGTAATCTCTTTCCGGTACGTAACTTGATTGAGCGCGGGCGATGACAGGGGCCATACTAAAGAATCTCCCTTCCAGATCACTTAATTCTAGAGTGATTAGTGGATAACCTTTAATTCTTAGTAGGTGGTTGTATTTTTCCTTGAATTCATGGAAGTACTCCGGTCCCCAAAGCGCTGCCTCTCTTAGTGCAGAGTCTAGCGTCTGAGCCGTGGCGAGTTCGGGATCAAGTCCCAACTTCATCCAGTACGGTGTGTCCTCAATAATTGATTTATCAAGAGCAGCACGACAAATTCCATGATTGTAGGTAAAGTATCTCTGAAGGTATTTAACTTCGTTGAATGCATAAGAGGGAACCAAATCCTGATCTTTAAAGCATGAGGTGTAGATTAAACCCCATTTTGCGCATTCAGCTTGTACGTCAAACATATCAAACCATTCATCTTGTGACATAGCAGAGAGATGGTCCTCTCCAATAGCACGAAAAGCCTAATACACATGTTGAAAAACTTCATTCATGGTCTTCTTTTCTAGTTTGGGATCTTTGTTGAGCCAAGTATTAATTCCTGTAAAGAGGAACATCAACAAGGTAACAAATGAATTTTTGACGGTTGTCATAACCCTTCCCGATGGATTGCCCCACGTACGGTAAAGTAGATTGATGGCTAGATGTGTCACATGACTCAAATCTAAGTCTAGTGTATCTATCCACAACAAATCTTCTTCCGTAACGAGCCCTCCTCGTCGATACCATTCCTTCATGATTTCTCGGAAAATTCTTGAGATTTCTTCTCCTTCTGTAGCATCCTGTTTAGAGAAATCTCCTGCCATAACTCTGATCTGTT